ATACCTGATGTCACGCCGAATGGCGTTTTTTATTTACCACCAACTGGGTGGCTAACTTCATTCTATAATCCACCAAATTTTATTCTATAGCTAATTTATCTTCTGGATCAAAAATGCCAAGATCAGATTGGAATTTGGTATCCAATAGCAGGTTTAACTTTCCGGAAAATACTATCGAGTCAATTAAAATAGGAAATTTAATTTTACAACTTGATAAGCTTATCACCCTCCAGCAACGAAAATTAGAGCAATTAAAATTACTAGAAAAGGCACATCAACAAAAACTATTCCCAAATAGTTTTCAGGAAAAACCATTATTACGAATATTACATGGTGATAATTCTTGGTGGAATAGTTATATCGGAGAAGTTTTCACTGAGAGAGTAGATAAAGGAAGTAGTGAAAAACTGCTCTCAGTATCAATTACTGATGGAGTATACCCATTTGATGAATCTAAGAGAAAAAATAATTCTAGTGATGACAAACATAACTACAAAAAAGTTTTTCAAAATGATATTGCGTATAATTCAATGCGTTTATGGCAAGGAGCCTTAGGAGTATCAAAATATGAGGGAATAGTTAGTCCTGCTTACACTGTTTTAAAACCACTGCCTAATCAGAATTCAATTTTTTATGAGTTTATGTTTAAAAATATTGATATGCTTCATATTTTCCAACGAAATTCTCAGGGCTTGACTTCTGATACTTGGAATCTAAAATTTAATCAGTTACAACATATAAAAATAAAAACAACAAACTTAAATTCTCAGAATAAAATCGCTAAATTATTGATTAAAATAGAGGAATTAAAGAATAACGAATCTAATTATTATCATAATCTTATGACCTTAAAAAAATACCTCCTCCAAAAGCTCTTTCTCTAATTTATTGCATGAAGCGTAACCTCCAATAAATAATACATTTGTGTTTTTGACACTAAATTATTTATTGGAGGTTTTATTATGTCTCGGAAACACTACAGTACAAAGCTATTTTATAAATACTACATGGATTGGATTAAGCTTTATAAGGAAAAAGCAGTTCGAAAAGTGACGTTGGATAAATATTATTTAACGCACCGAAAAATTAAAGAGCTTGCACCAGAGTTACATATGAATGAACTTACTCGCCAATCATATCAAAAATTGTTAAATAACTATGCTGCTACTCATGAAAAACAAACTACTCTTGATTTTCATCATCATCTAAAAGCAGCCTTAGTTGATGCACTAGACGAAGGATTACTGGAACATGACCCTACACGGCGAGCAATTATAAAGGGAGTTGATCCTAGCAATAAGAAGAATAAGTTTTTGAATCTTTATGAATTGCAAAAACTACTCCGCCATCTTGATCTAGGTGACGAATTAAACTGGGATTGGTTTATCTTATTAGTATCAAAGACTGGCTTACGATTTGCAGAAGCGTTAGCCTTAACTCCAGAAGATTTTGATTTTGAAAGGCAACAAATTATCGTTAATAAATCTTGGAATTATAAAACGCCAATTGGTAATTTTCAAAAAACTAAGAATGAATCTTCAAACCGCGTTGTCATGGTTGATTGGCACCTTATGAATCAATTTAAGTCACTTATTCGAAATAAAGAAAGTGACTGGCCAATTTTTGTGCCACATAATAAAAGAGTATTTAATTCGACTGTTAACGGCTTGTTGGAAAAATATTGTTATAAATTAGATATACCAACTATTTCGGTTCATGGTTTACGCCATACCCATGCCTCATTATTACTTTATGAAGGAGTATCAGTTGCTAGTGTTGCCAAAAGACTAGGCCACGCCAACACTACAACGACCCAAGAAACCTATATTCATATTATTGAGGAACTCGAAAATAAAGATAACGATAAGGTTCTCCATCATCTATCTCAACTGAATTAAACAAAAAGCGGTACCAGTAAACTAAATGCTGATACCACTTTTTTTAGATGAAAAGCTTTTGTAAAAGATACTTTTTCAAGGCGATTAGTTGAGTATGTTTGTTTTGTTGGAGACTGATTAGTGTTTGAATCTGTGAAAAAAGATTAGCTATTTTTTGTTGTTCATCAAATAATGGATAGTTTTCTTTGAATTCTTCAATATCTTTTTTTGATAGGTTTGTTTGACCTACACCATCATCGAACTTCAAAAAGTATCGATTCCTGTTCATTAATACATATAGAAAATAGCTATTTATATCGGAACTAGGAGAAATTCCTGCAATTCTCTGATTTAAACTGTATTTATTATCACTATCTATCAAGTAGGCCTTTGCTAGAGCTTTTCCGTTCGGTACATCAGATAAAACAAAAGCGATCTCACCTTTTTTTAAGAGTTCGATTGGCTCATTTGAAAATTTCTTTACTTTACCATTTGTTGAAATGAATTTTGAATTTACAACAGTATAGATTCCATTCATATCAATATATTGCTCATGAGCTTTTCCGTTTCTATAATTTGCAATATCACTTAATTTGCGCTCTTCCCAATCACCATTAAAGTTTTTAAATCTTAAGTTAGGTTGTTTATTATTTTTATTAACAAATAACTGTTGTAGCATCGCCTTTTTTAGCTGTTTAAGTTGCTCTAATTTTCGTTGCTGGAGGGTGATAAGCTTATCTAGCTTTAATAAAAGCTTTTCTATATCTATTTGCTCTTTTTGTAAGGGTAATGCTAAAGTTACTTTTCCTATTTCATCTTTATTGATTTTCTGAGGAAATGCAATTTGTAAAGTTCTCTTCCAAATGTCTTGTTGAACTTTACTCGTCTGAATAATAAACGACAGAAAAAATGATTGAATATTTTGGGGACGAAGGAGGGCAAGACTTACATAATAAGCTATAGGTTTATGTGTAGTAATTACATTTGTCTTTCCAATAGTTCCTATTCGAGTCATAAATACATCCAGATATTGTGGCTTTATTTTAAATCTTTGCCTATATTCATTTTCAGAAATATATTTATTTGAGAGTAATGTATTTATATTTTCCACACTTAAAAACATTATTCCTTTAGTTTTATAGTTTGGAGTTTGATGTGTTCCATCAAACACACTAACAACTTCCCCTAACTTATGCTGCTCCCAATCGTCAGTAAATCCTTTAAAACGGACTTCAGGCACCAATTTTTCGGGCTTTTTATCCATTACGCTTTACCTCGTTTTCTAACATTTTGATAAATTCGTTTAAATCGTTTTGGGTCTTCTCGTCTTTTGAAGTTAGCTCTTTCATCATCCCCAAAAGCTCACTTTGGGTCTGTTCGATCTCTTTTTGAGTCTCTTCCATTTCTTTTGTTAACTTCCCAAGATCAACTGGTGGTTCAGGTTCAAATGTGTCAACATATCGCGGAATATTAAGGTTATAGTCGTTTTCTTTAATTTCATCGATTGTTGCCACATGAGCATACTTGTCAACATCTTTTCTTTCCTTATATGTATCGATTATCTTATCAATATCTTCTTTTCGTAAGACGTTTTGGTTCTTACCCTTTTCAAAGTTTTTACTTGCGTCAATAAATAATACATCTTTATTTTCTTTATTCTTCTTTAAAACAAGCACAACTGTTGGAATTCCTGTTGAATAGAATAGGTTTGCTGGCAACCCAATAATTGCATCAATCTGATTTTTCTCCAATAAAGCTTTACGAATCTGGGATTCCTTAGCACCACGGAATAGAACCCCGTGTGGCAAAACAATTGCCATCGTTCCATCTTGTTTCAAGTGATATAGGCCATGCAAAAGAAAGGCATAGTCGGCTTTGGTCTTCGGTGCCAATGCTCCATACTCCTTAAAACGCGGATCTTTTAGCTTATTATCATTGTTGTCCCAGCGTGCAGAGTAAGGCGGGTTTGCCACAACCATGTCAAAACTATGTGGATGATCTACCCCATGTTCGTCTACTCCATCAGGCCAATCCATTTCAAGCGTATCTGCATTTTTCAATGTCATATTTTGATAACGAACATCATGCATCATTAAATTCATCCGCGCTAAATTATAAGTTGTCGTGTTTAGTTCTTGGCCAGCATATTTTAATCTTCTATTAGGAACTTGGTCTTGAACCGTTAGCAATAATGATCCAGAGCCACAAGCAAAATCATATACTTCTGGATTCTTTATACCTGGGTCTAAATTCAAGGTTACTAGTTTTGCTAATATTTCAGAAACTTGGTGTGGGGTATAGAATTCCCCTGCTTTTTTCCCTGAATTTCCAGCAAACTCGGCAATCAGATATGTATAAATATCACCCAAAATGTCATGACCATTCTCATCTTTATATTCGATTTGATCTACTAAATTAACAATATCAGTCAGTGCCTTTGCCCGCGCTGATGTTGAGTTACCTAAACGAGAATTACCTAAATTCATGTCGTCAAAGATTCCATGAAAATCCATTTTGGCATTACGGTTAAGATTCAAATTGTGATTGAAACTATCTAACATATCCTGGTAGTCTGAGGGAGCAATTGTATTATTATTGACTTTATCGACAATTGTTGCCCATGTATATTCAGGGGCAATCACATAACCAAGCGAAGAAGCAATTTCCTCTAAATAATCATTTAGGTCTGCACCGCTTGCTTGTTCTTTATATGCGTCATTTACACTCTGACCCTCTGCGACATCGATCAATTTATTTTCAACCATACTTCTTTCTTGATGTTCTGAAAGATACCGATAAAACATAAAACCTAAAATGTAATTTCGATATTCGCTGGCATCCATATTGCTTCGTAAGCGGTTTGCCATTTCCCATAATTGACTTGTTATTTCTTGTGCTTTATTCACTTCAAAAACTCCTAAAACTTTTTCTTTAATTTATCTGCAAAATCATTGATAGAATGACGTAATTTCGTTCGATATTTTATCCTCGAGAGTCCTTTAACCTCTTCAGCTTCAGCATCAGTCTTATATACGGCTTGGCCTTCCATGACGATGTTATCAAGCTCTCCATTTCCATTTAAGTCATCAGCACCAATAACATGCTTATCTAAGATTTCATTTATTAAATGTGAATCTTCAATATCAGCTAATCCCCACTTTTTCTTATACTCAAAAATAGCAGAACGTTGCTGATCTTCATTGCTTTGTGCAATCAGTTTCTTCACATGTTTTTGCTGAACTGGATAGTCAAATTTAACCTTTCCTTTAAAGAGATCCTTAATAAATCTTAGAATTTTGGCTGCATATCCCCGATCTTCTAATTTATCAGAAATAATCTTTACTTCTTCAGCGGATTTTTTAGCGCCTTCAATGTCGTTATCGTGATACTTATTCATTACCTCGACAATTAAACCTTCAAGATAATCCCAATTGACCTTCACTTCCTTAACGTGTTCCATTTGGAGGTCAACTTGTGAGAAATCAATATGATGTCTTTTAGCAATTTTTGTTTTTAGCCGATTTGCTAAAGTGGTTGTTAAGATTTCTTCATCATCCAAGCTCATCCCCAATGAAGTTAATAATTTTTCAGGATGTGTATCATCATATTCATCATCTTGTTTGGCAATTGCCATCAAATGGTTGTATTGGCGTAAGTCTTTGTACATTTGTTCTTGTGCATTTTCGCTTGCTGGGATATCAGTAAAATCTTCTGAAAAACCAGCTAACCTGTTTACTACCTTATGCAACTCTTTCTTAACTTCACCATAGGAAGGGGCAATAACACCATCGTTTTTACCTTCATCGTTAAAAAGTTCTTCTTGAATGTTAGCGGAGTTGCGGTTTGCATATTTTGCCAATGCACTTTTCATTAACTTTTCCGTGTGTTTAGGCCATCGGTAATTTACAATTCGGCCGAATGGCTTAGTTTGCATATCCTGAACCCGGTTTGTTCGCGAATATGCTTGGATTAAAGCTGCACCCTTTAATGTCCGATCTACATAAAGAGTATTTAATTGTGGTGCATTAAAGCCCGTTAATAATTGGTCAACAACGATAACAAGATCAAAGTATTTGCCATCATCAATTGTCCGATTCAATCGCGAAACTACTTGTTCTGTATATTCTTTAACCTGCTTATCATTAAAGCTAGTACCAAACATTTCATTGTAGTCTTGCATTGCTTTACGCAAAGAATCATTTGTCTCTAGCTGATTATTACCATTGGACGTATCTTGACTAAAGGTAATTCCAATTCGTAATGGATGTTCCCTTTTAGCATTTTGCTTCTTAAATTCGTTATAATACTCCATCGCCATTGGAGTTGATGCTTTCCCGCCACCAACATGAGTAGTAAGAATTGCATTGTACTTACCATTAACGGAGCGCTTATTCCAATTTTTCAAGATATCCTCAACAACCAACTCAATATGTTTATGATTTTCATCGTAGACACTTGGCTCAACCTTATCGTCCATGTCATTTTCATTCATGTTGGCGATTCGTTCTTGAATCTCCTCATCTGTCATCTTAGGATAGCGAGCCTTAAAATACTCTGGCAGGTACTGTTCTCGTAGTACTTTTTCAGTTAATGTTGTCTCAAAATCCACCTTGAATCCAAGAACATTACCATCTTTAATGGCATCTTGAATTGTATAAGTATGAATAACATCCCCAAAGATATCACGAGTTGTCGGCGCTTTAGACTTACCATTTTCCTCCGCAAATACAGGAGTTCCAGTATAACCAACCCAGGCCGATTTAGGAAAAGCTTTCCGAATTCTTTGCAGCATTTCTCCAGAAGTTGAGCGGTGAGCCTCATCAACAATAAAGACAAGATTCTTATCAACAGGCTTGAAGTCCTTGCTTCGAACCATTGCATCCATCTTTTGAGTAGAAGTTACAATAATTCCGTTTCCTTTACGCTTTAATTTATTAGCTAATGCCCACCGATTAGCAGTATCAGTAACTACTCCCCCATTACTTCCTTCAGTATTTTCAGGATCGTACGCCATATATTCATCAACTGTTTGGTTAGTTAAAGCTACTCGATCAACCATAAATACAACCTTATCAACATTAGGTAATCGTGATGCAAGCCAGGCAGCCTTAAATGAACTGATGGTTTTACCAGATCCAGTTGTATGCCAAACATATCCGATTCGTTGATCATCAATCCCAAACGTATGCTCACGAATTTTGTTAATGACTCGTTTTGTTGCATAAACTTGATATGGACGCATAATCTTTATCATTTGATGACGGGGCGTTCCATCTAAAATCATATAGTTTGTTGCCATTTGATGGGCCATCGGAATCGATAACATTAGATCCGCAAATTGCATTGCATCTAGCACTGGTTTATTATCCTTTGCTCGTTGCCATTGAAAAGCAAAATCTGTATTAAACTTGTCAGCTGTCGTATTAGCCATGTAACGTGCATCATGTGGTGTTAAGGCAACTAAAATTTGAAGAGTGCCAAAAATATCAGAATATTGGTCTTCTTCGATATATTGATGCATTTGGTTTAACGCTTCTTTAGCATCCCGACCATCAGCTTTTTCCTCAATTTGGATAATCGGTAAACCATTTATTAACATTGTTACATCAAAACGACGATTCTTCCGTCCTGGAATTACTGCTGGACGCTCAATCTGATTAACAATTTGATAAACAGTATTCCCAGCGCCTATTTGATCCTGGTCAAAAACTGTTAAATATACATGTTTACCATCATCACGATCAATTTCAATTTGCGATATTCCATTAGTCCCGTATAGAAACTGCCCGGCTTCATAGGGAGTATTTAATTTGTTAATTATCGCTTTTACCTGATTAAATTCAGTTGGCGATAACGGTTTCTCTAGGCGGTCTTGATTATGTTGCTCAAGAATACGCTTAAAGTTGTCCCACAATTGATCTGTTGTTTTAATCTGTGGTAAGTATTCCCATTGCTTAGTTCCACCTAAATTACTAAGATGGTTAATTAATTCATTTTCAAATGCTAGTTCGCTCTTCCAAATAGTCATTTAATAACCCACTTTAACTTTATATTCTTTAACATTATAAGAAAAATTAACACTCCTATGCAACGTAAGTAAAAACATTTAAGCATTTTACCAAATTTTAGCAAAAAAGTATCCTTTTATTTTTAATTTGTGCAATAATTAACTTGTTGTTAGAAAGTAAGGTTGTATTTAAAGGAGATTTTATTATGACTGAACAAAAAGTTGCTGTTATTACTGGTAGTAGTCGTGGTATCGGAAAGGGCATTGCGGAACAACTAGGAAAAGATGGCTATGCAATTGTCATTAATGGTTATCATAAAGAAGAAACAGACAAGACAACCAAAGAATTAGCTGACAAAGGATATAAGGTTGTGGCAGCTCCTGGTGACGTTTCAAAAAAGGAAACTCATGAAATGCTTGTAAAAGCTGCTGTGGATAACTTTGGACGCCTTGACACTTACATTAACAATGCCGGAATTGCACAAATCGGTAATCTCCTAGACGAATCAGCCGAAGAATTTCATAAAATTTACGCTACTAATGTTGATAGTGTTCTGTTTGGGATTCAAGCTGCTGCTGAACAATTCAGGAAGCAAGATGATGGAGATAAAATCCGTAAAATCATCAATGCTTCAAGTATCGCTGGACACATTGGTTATGAACAATTGGGAGCATACTCTTCAACTAAATTCGCTATCCGTGGATTAACACAAGTAGCTGCTAAGGAATTAGCTAAATTTAATATTACGGTTAATGCCTATTGCCCAGGTATTGTGGGTACCGATATGTGGGACTTTATCGACGAAAAGATGGTTGAAGAAAATGGTGGTGAAAAAGGACAATACTTAAAGGCCGCTATTGACGGAATTGCTCTTGGTCGTGTTGAACATCCATCAGACGTCGCTAACTTTGTCTCCTACCTCGCTTCAGACAAATCTGACTACATGACTGGTCAAGCTGTCCAAATTGACGGTGGAGTTCAATTTATCTAATTTAGTTTTCAATATAAAATAGTAATTCCCTAACCTTGATAAAAAATTACCAAGGCTAGGGATTTTTTCTCCCCCAAAAATCATAAGTCAATCTACATCCCCGCAAAAATGCTATAATCAAAGCAAACCTATCAAAGGAGGAGAATTGTATGTTTGAAGCTTACAAATACTACTGGGAAAACGCCTTTAAGTACCGGGCTACTTCAACGCGGGCGGATTTTTGGTGGCCAGTATTAGTTAATTTCATTATTTTTGTTATTTTATATTTCTTACTAGCAATCGCTGGTTTTGCTTCTGTCACTTCGATTATGAATGGCTATAATCGTGGCGTTGGATTCTTAATTTTCTTGCTCTTCGTTATTGCAGTATTCGCTATTGCTATTATTATTCCCGGAATTGCTATCTGTGTCCGGCGGGTTCGTGATACCGGTTTGACTGGCTGGACTGTCTTAGTTTTCTGGTTACTTTCCCTTATTTTTACAAGTAACGATAGTGCGGTGATGGAAACTATTTCCTCAGTCATTGATATAATCTTCTTAGTGATTCTCTGCTTGCCAACAGGTTATGTCAGCAAGCATGGGTGGTGGAGTGCCAATTACGGTAATGATATTACTGTTCCATCATTACGAAACGATGATTAATTAAAAGAGCTGGTGCCTCGAATGTAGCATCAGCTCTTTTAATTTAGTTATTAACCTTAATTATCCCTTGTAAATAGGTTGGTATGAACCCCGTAAAGTGATCTTATCAAGTCCGTTATCAAGGTTGTACTTGTCGTCGCTAAGCTTCTTTTCCCGGTAACCTGCCCGTGAAAAAGCTTCGACTAAGCGCGCCATAAATTCTTGACCACCTTCTGCAGTTTCATAAATCATGTGGTCAATGTATTGTGGCATGTTTGTACTCTTCCGCAATAAAGTGATTAAGTACACCTGCTTATCAGTCTTGTTAATTTCTGAGGTATTTTGCATCAATGACATATCTATTTCCTCCTATTCAATTCAAGAATTCTCTTCCTACTCATATTATAAATTATGTACAGGATTAGTCAAAACTGTTTATCAAAATTTTCGCTTGTTTTGATAAACACTTGTCAGACTTAATGGGAATAAGGCTAGTCCAAGCAAAACTAACCCATCATTATTATTTGCGCCTGTTTGTGGTAACTGCTTTTCTTTTGTCGATTGCAATTTCTTGGCATTCACTTGTTGCGAAGTTTTTACTACATCTTTCGGACTAACATTATCTGAAAGATTAAGTTTCCTTGAAGCAGTTTGGAATTCATAAACTGATTTTTTGCCTAAATTGTGTACAACAACTTTTGAGATATTTGCTGCGTCTTCATTTTGTGGCTCACTAGGCTGGGTATCATTGTTTAACTTTTGGTAATCACTTAGGAAGATTAGTTTACCTTTCTCTTCAAATAATTTCCCTAACGCTAATAAAATCAGGTCACTGCCTTTTTCTCCTTCTAACTGAATCCCTAATGGCAATCCTTGTGCGTTAACATAGGTTGGCAAACTTAACGCCGGTTCTCCTGCTAAATTAGCTAATTGCGTAAATGGCGTTTTACTTAATCCATGATACCAAGCATTGTAAATAACATCCATTTGTTGATCAAAAGGCATCTTAGCCATTTGCAAAATTTTAGCAACATCTGCTGGTAAAAATGCTGGATCAGAATTTAATGGTGCAACCGTTGCGGTAGTTGGCGTTAAATAAATCGGATATTCTTCATGAAAACTCTTCATCTGAGCAGCAACTAACGCTAATTCATTATTGTAAGTTTGCTTTATTTCTTTGGGTGCTTTTTTACTAGCTTCATACAACGCATATGTCATCGGACTAACCAAATGCTCTGTAACATCGCTAGCCTGCAGATTACGGTGCAGTTTTTGTTGAGCCAGATAATTAGCAACTGTTCCGTCACTCAAAGCCCCTAAATAATAAGCACGCATCAGTTTTACCCCATCAACCGGACTATCCTTTTCGACTACTTGAAAGCCCTGTTGCCGTAAGAAGGTTACTGCATTTAAAACAGCTGCTTTAGCGTCCACACTAACAACAGAACCTACTGGTGATTTTAATGAATATGCAATTTTTAGGTCTTGGAGCTTAAGCGGAAATTCCTTCAATAATGATTTCCGTTTTGGATCTAGTAAGCCATCAAATAACTTGATCGTGTCATCAATCCGCCGCGTTTCTGCAAAGTTAACCACTGAAGGCGTTAATGAATCTCCAAGAATAATTCCCTGAGTAGGTTTTAACCCAATTACACCTGACCACGAAGCAGGAATTCTTAAGGAACCACCAGCATCATTTCCGGTTGCAAGCGGTACTATTCCAGCAGCCACACTTGCCGCCGCTCCACCAGAAGATCCGCCAGCATTTCGCGTGAGGTCCCATGGATTATGCGCTGGCCCATATAAATTGGAATCTGTAACATTAATTAATCCTAACTCAGGATAATTTGTTTCACCAACAATTACAAATCCCATTTTCTGCAACTTTGCCACAAAATTTTTAGTATAACCATAACGATTATCTTCCATATACGGCAGTCCATTCGTATTCGGATATCCTTTATATGCTTGGCCTAACCCTTTAATTAGAATTGGCACTCCGTAAAAAGGCTGCTCTGAAGTAGTGTTTGTATCCGGCAAAGCATTTACCTGTTGCCGTGCATTTACTGGATCCTGATAAATCACACTATTAAGATCCTTATTTTCCGCTATTTTTTGATATGTATCATTAACTAACTGTTGACTATCAATTTGCTGATCTTTAACTTGTTGTGCAGTTACAAGAGCTGATTGATTTTCAGTGCTCGTAATCGTTTTTGAACTTTGAGCATCAACTTTAACATTAGTTTGAATGTTAGTTTCAGACGCATGAGTTGGTAAAGAATAAAATAAATTGAACCCTAAAGGAACTAATAAGGAGAGAGTAAAACGCAATTTCCAATGCTTTTTCATTACAATACCTCCAAAATTGTACATTACATTTTAATTATACATCGTTTGGATGCGCTTTCAATTTTAAAATATGCAATAAAAAAGACGAGATAACAATCCTTTATTGTTTCCTCACTTAATAAAAATAATGTTTTACAAATACTTATTATTCAAAGTCTTAACATATTACGTACCGATCAAGAAGTATACAACAGCAACGATCGACCAGGTTCAAATAATATGTCCAAAGAATTCAGAAGAATTTTCATCAAATGGAATATCCCAAAAGCCATAAGAATAATATGCCATACAATCCAAATAAGAATCCCATAGAAGGCACCATCCACATAGCAATCCATTTTGTCTTGTTATACTGTGCCATGTAAATTAGAAATTATGCAAAGAAAATTGAAAAAATAAAATGTAAAATTAGTGCAACCCAATAAATCTTCTGATCAGTAGAATAAAGAACATAGGTATGAGTAAACTTTGCAAAAGCACCTAATTGTTGTAGCATATGTTACGGCTGATTAGTCGTATCCCACGCTAATGTCCGTAAAGGTAAAATCTTCTCTCAGCCTATCTTGGCCATTCTGGAAATCATCCCCGTAGTGATCCCGTACCAGCAAAAATACACCATTGAGATGTGCTATTGTTAGTCATACCTTTCTCTTCCCTCTTAAAATCTATGCCAATGCTCGCCATACTACTTCCTTATTAAGTGTCAATGATCTTAAACCTTTTATACCATTTATCTTATTACTGTAATTTTCGTTAATTAAGTGTTACTATAATGGCGAAAGGAAGCATAATCATGGAAATTAATGCAGATGCTCTTAAGAACTTCCAAGATTCGAAGTTCAATTTTGTAGATGCAGATGGTAATGATGTAGACTTTGATAACTTGGACGAAAGTGTAAAGTACACTCTTCGTGATGGTGAAACAGTTATTGAAGATGATATGCATGCCAAGGACGTTGTTGATACCATTAATAATGAATATGGTAAGACAATGAACGTTTAATTTCTTGATATGTAGAATTAAAAATAGGTTCCTATCACTCAATCTTTGATAGGGACCTATTTTTTTACTATCTAAATTGCTTCTCTTGCCCAAGAGTTCTAAAATTAGAGATAAATTGAAAGATAAGGGGCTCTTATTTATGATGAACATTTTATTAATCATCTTAACAGCAATTTTTATTATCGAAAGTATTTTTGAAGTTCGTTATTTTTACCAAATTCGGACCATTTTTAACCAATCCGGCCGTATTGAACCTACTAAACGAGTTCAGCGAATCGTCACAATTGAAACCCAGTGGTCATGGATTTCATGGATCTTCTTACTCTTACTATTCGTTTTACCAGATATGTATACCGCTATTCTCATCTGTGTCATTACCCTTATTGAAACATGGGTAGTCTACGAACTTTACAACGCTCGCGAATATGCTAAGAAAATTAATGAAAAATAATAAAAGTAAAGAGGAAGGTGTTACAAGCTCAACGCCTTCCTCATTTTTATGCTACACGCACTTTTGTTAACAGTTCATAAACATAAGACAATTCACTTGGACGAAAAGCTCCATGGAGGGTCCCCACTTTTTTAAAGCCGCTCTTAGTTGCGATCCGTTGCATTGCCATATTATTTTCATTTGTACTTAAACGAATTGATTTGATCTCTGGACGTTCAGTCTCCAAATATTCAATCAAACTCAAAAATAATTTGGATGCATATCCTTTTCCTGCATGTCGTGAATGAATAGCTACGCGGTGGATTACAACATAATTTTCAGTATTAATTAGCCATTCCCCGTTGAGTTTATCATAAAAATGATCCGGTGCTTCAACAATTGCTAACGTGCCAACTGTTTGTCCATCATCTGCTTTAACGATATAAGCATAACCATTCTCAATATCTTCTTTTACATGGGTAACGTTCGGATAATCCCCCTGCCATTGATCAACGCCCCGCTCAGCTAACTGGTTACGTCCATCACGTAAAATATCTACTACTACATCTAAATCTGCCATTGTTGCTTTCCGGATTTTCATTGTAATCCCTCCTTAAAATCGTTGCTTACAGCTAAACCATAACAAATTAAGCAATTAATAGTATCACACCTCAATATTAAGATGCAATCACTTTCGATTTTTAATTTTTAGGAAACCGATAAACTAATCTTAAATAAGCTATTGACATCGCTTACATACAACAGTATATTATTAGGTGTAACGATAAACTAAAGCGTTTTCAAATTAATAAAGGGAGAATTAGTACAATGAATTATTTTATCGGTGTCGATGTTGGAACTACTTCTACAAAAGCAGTTCTATATGACCAAAATGCAACTGTGTTAGACCAATTTAGCCAAGGTTATTCCCTTTACCGCGATGCTAGTGGAATGGCTGAACAAAACCCAACTGCAATTGTCGCAGCAGTCGAAAAGGTTATTCATGATGCGGCACAAAAAGCAGATTTAACAAACGGAAAATTGTTAGCGGTATCATTTTCTAGTGCTAACCAAAGCGTGATCATGCTCGACAAGAATTTCAATCCTCTTTCACGGGTGATCACTTGGGCTGATACACGTGCGCGCGATGTCGCAAACGAATTAAAGAATAGTCCAGCCGGTCAGCAAATTTATGCTAAAACAGGTACACCTATTCATCCAATGTCCCCATTGACCAAGATTATGTGGCTCAACAAGACACAAGCAGATAAGGTTGCCCAAACTGCATATTTTGGCGACATCAAGTCCTACCTCTTCCACCAGTTTTTCAATACGTTTAAGGTTGATGTTTCCATCGCTTCATGTACCGGAATGATGAATGTCAATACGTGTGACTGGGATGATCAGGCATTGGAATTCGCTAATGTCGATCGTTCCCAATTACCAGAAATCGTGAACGGAACAACCCAAGCGATTGGCTTAACAGCAGCAGCGCAAGCAAAAATGGGCATCCCCGCTGACACGCCATTTGTCTATGGTGCTTTTGACGGTGCTTTATCTAATTTAGGTGTGGGAGCAATTAAGCAAAATACTGTTGCCATTACGATTGGGACTTCCGCTGGTGTGCGGGTTGTAACTGACCATCCAGTAATCGATCCTCAGCAGCGACTTTTCTGTTACGCCGTGGATAAGGGCTTATGGGTCATCGGCGGTCCACTTAATAATGGTGGCGATGTCTATCAGTGGGCTGTTGAGCACTTAGTTGACGCTAGTGCAGTTAAAAATGAAAACATTGATCCTTACACTCTTGCTAACCAGGTTATTGAAGGTGTTCCTGCTGGAGCTCACGGCTTGCTTTTCCACCCATTTCTTGGCGGTGAACGGGCACCATTATGGAATGCAAATGCGCGTGGTAGTTTCTTTGGGCTTTCCCACATTCATACCCGTGCCGATATGTTGCGCTCAGTAATGGAAGGAATTTGTATGAATATTGCAACTGTTTTCCAAGCGGTTCGTGACCTTGTTGGTAATCCCGCAAGCGTAACTGCAACTGGTGGTTTTGCGCGGGCTGAAGTTTGGCGGCAGATGTTAGCAGATGTCTTAAACTGTCCAGTCAATATCCCTAACTCATTTGAATCCGGTTGTCTCGGTGCAATCACCATGGCAATGAAGAGTCTAGGAATGATTGAAAACTATGAAATCATCAAAACACTAATTGGTGATATCAGTTCTTATCAACCAAATCAAGAGGCGGTTAATGTTTATCAAAATTACTTACCACTCTTTCAACAGGTTGAGGGATTATTAACACCAGCCTATTCGACCATCGCTAAATTACAACAACAATCTATTCATTAGGGGGTTATTATTATGCCTTTACTTATTGTTTTAATCGGAGTTATTATCTTAATTTTCATGATTGTTAAACTAAAGATGAACACTTTCGTTGGTTTAGTAATCACATCATTCATCGTTGGTTTGTTACTCGGCTTACCGCTTACAAAGATTCCCCAAACTATTGAAACTGGTTATACCTAATATACGAAAATATACAAAAAAGAACGACACCCCTCAGCTGAGAGATGCCGTTTTTAATTTTAAACCACTCATATATTAAGTATTATTATAACATAAATTTAAAATAAAAAAGGATGCCGATTAAGGCACCCTGCTTACCGGTACGGTTTAAGTAATCAACTGAAACCAATTTGCACACCGGCATAATTCTCTTGATGAATTTATTATAGCATAATCAATTTATGATACAATAGTTGAGCACACTGTTGGAACTAATCACTCCACAAATATGTGCAAGTTGGGAGGTGTCCCAATTGCATCATTGGTGCATAATTCTCTTGATTGTGCCTAATAAGCACATAAAAAAGATAATCAAAAAGACTGTTAAGCAACTGTTTGCATGGTTGCGTGTCTAGCCCTCGTGGATAGGCAATTAGTTATTTCAGCGATGGTAATTCGTTTACTATCGCTGTTTTTGTTCTTCAAGCTTTTTAAGATCATTAATAGCCTTAGAGAATGTATTAATGATTTCTAATTTATTATCGCTATTATCTATAATAAGTTGCTTTTTCACTGTATCAAATGTTTCTTGATTAATTGAATCAGAATTAATTGCATCTAAAAAAATTCCTTGAAGATCTGTAAACACATTATTTTTAGCAATTTCTTCTAACACTGTAGTTAACTGAAGAACAATATTTTCCCGATAATCTTCAACAATCTCTCGATATATAATATCATTTTCTAAGTTATATTTACTTGCTTTCGCCTCTTTAACTAACTTTACAAACTCTTCTAATTGTTTTGGAGATTCATATTTTTCTAACAAAATTAGAACAGGTGAAACCTGATTTAATTTAAATTGCTCAAATTCTTTATGAAAATCTCTTGCGGTAGCATCTGCTGATGTCTGTTTCATATCACGTACATCTGACTCAATGCTTCTAACCTTTTTCTCTAGTTCATCAATTTGTTTTTGTATTAACTTCAATTGGCTGTTTGATTCACCATCAGGTACCTTATTATTACCTTGTGTTGAAGCAATTTTTACTCCTAGAAAATTTATTTCCTTGTTATCAAAAAATGCTGCTAAATTAGCAAAAACAATGATTCCCCAAACAACAAAAAATAAGAATAAAATTAACAATGTTTTCCAATCCAATTTTCTACTTGCCTCTAGATAAAGAACAGCAGCTATGTAAATAGTACCGATAACTATGCCTAGAAAGTTGCCGATTTTCTTTAATTTCATAAAACATTACCTCAAATCACAAAACTTACTCTCAAAATTATACGAAAAAGAGCCAGCCTTTTCCACGACTGACTCAGGTAAGTTTTATGATTATTTATATTATACAATAAAAATCCCAACTAAGCTAAAAGTTAAAAGCATAGTTTGGATTTTATTCTATTTAAATTTCAAACTAATCAAATCATTATCAGCTTTGCTTGCTGAGAACTCATGGACTAATACTTCGATTTCCGATTTACCATCTAATACTGGAAGTTGTGGTCCCTTAATTGGCTCAAACCAATAGTCAATATGATTGCCTTCACCATGTTCATCATTTGAGAAACGAGCAATTACTTGTAACTGATGGCCGACTAAATCAGAAGAATAATCAAACTGACCACTAAATCCGGATAATTCGCTATCAAAAATATCTGGGTGAGCTTGTTGGACATCGCCACGACTAGTTGGATTATACTCAATTCTTTGCAATTCATGTTGTGCAGCAACATCGTATAGGATCAAGAAACGGTGATTCAATCCTAATGACATATCAGTAGCAAACCACCCGCTAACTTGAAGCTTATTACTAAAGACTACCGTATCAACATTATCAAGATTAGCGGCACTCTTTGTTAAGTCTAACAATGATACATAATCGACAAAGTTCCCGTTACCAGTTGCATCATCTGTATAGCGGAAAATCAAATGCAGCTTTTTACCTTTCATCTGATTTGAATAATTAAAACTAGCACTAAAGCCAGAGTTAGTACCATTAGGAATATCTGGATAAACCTTTGGGACGTCTGGTCGACTAGTAATATTAACTTGAGTACGACCAAACTCTTGGCTCCCCTGCTCATTCGTTAAAATAGCAAACGCATATGGCTTACCTTGCGCTTGGGCAGTTGCAAACCAGCCATTAACTACTAGCTTATTTCCATCGAAGCGTACTGAATCCAGACTTCCACCGCTTGTAATTTTTTCTTCCATTGTAAATACTCCTGTAAAATCTACACTAATATCAATCTGTTCGCCCCAGGCATTGCTACTGAATTGCCAAGCATCAGTATGAGTGCTAATTGCTGGGAAGTACTCATAATCTGGCTGAGTAACTCCTGCCATTGTTGGATAAGATGCAATCCAAAGTTTGGCACCTGTTGCCTTATAGATGGCCTCGTAATCCCATAAGTCACGCATTCCCGAATATGAATAGAACACTGGAATAAAACCAGCTTGTTTAACAGCATTACAGAAAATGATTGCTGCTAAAGTGTTTGCTGATTGGTAGCCTGCACGTTCTTCATAATCAAGGACTAATGCACTACCATGTTCAAGTCCCATCGTATTAGCTGTAACAATAGCCGTATTGGCTTCTAAGCGTGCTCGATTACCGTCACCAATAAAGCGACTAAAGTGATAACCGCTAACTTTAAGGCCGACACGTTTAGCTGCCGCGATCTGTCCGGCACCATATTGGTTACGCCAATAAGTGCTTTCAGATAATTTAATAATTGCGCCACGGACCCCACGAGCTTTCCATTTTTCCCAGAAGCTATAGTAAGTAGCTTGTGGTTGATATGCGGAAACATCAATTACTAGTGATCTAGTCATTATTAATCACACCCGTCTTAATTTGTCCGGCTGAAATATCCTCAATCTTATCTGTTGGAATAGTTGCATTAGTAACCGTTACACCAGTTTTAATCTGGTCAGATTGGGGATTGGTCGGCGTTAAATCACTCTTCTCATAAGCTGATTGAATAGCATGTTCAACGGTTGTTTGGCTTACATTAAATCCTTTATCAGCCAGTGTGCCGCCAACAATCTTAGTCGCTTCCTTGAATTTGTCGTGACCAGTTAAAGCTTGATTACTTACTAAACTTGTGACAGTCGTATCAGCAAGCTTTTCAAGAACATCTAATACTTCTTTTTCTTGAAGCGTTTTTGCATGAAGTTTTTTAACCTCTAAAACCGGTTTGAGGTATTTCCAAGCAAAAATAAAAAGCACCGTTGCAGTGCCCGAAGAAATAAACCAATATACAATATCATTAATCATTTTCATGACGATGTTCCTCCTCTAAGGTGTTTAACCGTTCTTCATGTGACGCTAACTTAATATCATGCTTTGCTAATTTATCAAGAATTTCTCTTATTCCACGATCACGTTCTTTATTATCAGTGTTCATTTGGTTAATGGTTTGGCGTAATTCTTTAATGGCGGTTTCTAATGGACCAGTTAGGCCAAACTTCAACACACCCCAGAGAACTAACCCAATACTTAAAATGCTAGCAGCATCTTCAATTGTCAAATGTATCAAATTATCACCACCTCTTAGTTAGTTGTGAGGTAATGATTGTAGTAACTGACTAATGTATTAGCTGGATATTTTCCTGAGTGAACTTCAATATCAACATCAGTTCCTGAATGGTGAACATAAGTGCCTTCAATATTAGTTGCATACCACGTTTCAATATTCTGATCAGGATTAATAATATTAGGTAGTTTGATTGCATGAGCTAAGCCACCTGTAACGTCTTTATTTAAAGCAAACATTAATCGTAGCTCTACTAACTTAAACCCGCCTAAATCAGCAATTCGATAGCAACAGTTCCAACCATTGTTAACGTGGTCCCAATCGTAGGCCCCATTAACAAATTGTATGCCGTCGCGCTGCTGACCAGTTAAAGTTGGCAACTGATTAGTTGTAACTAAATTATTTGGCTTGCCATTAATAATTGACCAATCAGTAGCTACAAGTAAATCATTGCCATCTTTATCTTTAATATATACTTTACTTGCCATTAAACTTTACCTCCTAACGATCAACTTTTCGCTGTAATTCCCGGATCTGTTTTTGCAGATCATCTACAATATCCGCCATTTGACTGCGGTAGTCATCAAAATCAACAACCGAATTTAGATCAGTTTCCGGAAATACTTGGTGTTTGCGCTTCTTCTCATCTTTTTGGAAGAGTTTTACTCTCGTTGGCAAGAACCCCATCCTATCGCCTCCTAAGCTGTTTGTGTTTGCAGATCATCAATAAAACATTCAGCATACCCTAGTTGCGGAAGTATGGCGTTGACAGTACCAACAGAACGGTAAGACAAGCTGGTACTAATTGACGACAAATCAAGGACTTTTAAGTTGGCCCATGAAGTTGTTCGGTCTCCATAGTGCTGGGTGTCTACTTCTGCTTCAACTGAATTAACTTCCATTGCATCAAGGTGCTGCTTTAACGTTGGATACGTATGCCCCAAGACATCTACCCTTGCATCTATAATCTCGCTCGGCTGAGGAGTCTTATTAATCTGAGCTGCCCAACGAACTTCCCAGGCGTCAGTAATGCCTTTCAAATATGAGCTAACGTAATTACCATAGTTTCGCAGGACGGCCCAGTTATGGTTCTTCTGCTCGTAAGCTTGTGAGTTTTGAAAAGGACTCGGTTCGTCCCATATATCTATTCGTGGAAAGTCAGCCATAGACTATCCCTCCTATTGTTGAGTTGAAGTTGATTTTGGTTGGATATACTCCATCCACTTCTTCTTAGCTAATTCTGTGATCTGCTTATTTGAAAAGTCATCAAAAGTCTTATCGTCGCCAAGCATATCTTTAGTGACTTTGATGGTAGCCATTGTTGTTTCGCCCTGGTCATTTAGCCCATTAAAGCCAACCATTGCATCTGTAGTATTACCTTGTGAGTCGAAGTCGTAGCTAAGACGATTACGATAAACATTCATTGACATAGCGATCTACCTCCTACTTATTTTCCTTTTTATTAGTTTTCTTATCTGCCGCTAATTCGTTTAACTTGTCTTGGAGTTTCTTAACCTGTAGGCGTAAAACTGTGTTATCAAATTCTAATTGACTGTTCTTCGCACGGTATTCTGTGATAACATCATTTGCTTCAACTTTTAAATTATCCATAATAAAATTCCTCCTAAATAAAAAGCCACGATTAACTCGTAGCTGCCATGTGATTTAATTTATCATTAACATTTTGTAAGCGTGTTTGCTCATAACCTTTACGTTTAGCTTTAATTTCCCAACTAAATTTGAGGTTAGGTTGATCTGATTTTACAATAAAGCGATTATGTTCACGTTGATCGACCCAGATATTACCTGCTCCATAAGCAGTAATAAATACATGATAAGGAATAGTTGTATTAACGGTTTCGTTAAATAACTTTTCAATTCCTATATAAGCAATACCATCAGTGCTCGTTTGTCCTTCACCAATGTCGCCAAAATAATATTCGGCCGTTTCATAAGCATTAATGGTAACAGGCCCTTGGCTGGTCTTGACGATAGCATTCTTACTTTGGTCAACCCCTAGCCACTTACGGACATGGAGATTATCAACTTGGAGATTGCCAAGCGTGTGGGTCAAAGTATCATTGAAACCATCATCAATATATTCTCCTTGAAGTTTGATTGATCCGGATCCGGGTCCGACGATTCGGATTTCACTACCATCATCACCGCTTCCGACATAGACACCAACCTTATTATCTTTTTGGATGTTAAAAGTTGATTTATTGTTGCCATCATTAAGATGTACAGTAAATCCTTTTCCTCGAGTAAGGGCTGTATATTCTTTGTTGCCAACCCATTGTACAATTTCGCTATCACCAGGTCCGCCAGCAAAGGGTGCTCCATAAGGATCATCAGGATTGAAGTTTCCTTCACGGTCAATAACAATCTTAGGGTGTCCATAATTCCCGGAATTATTTGTGATGGAGCCGTCCTTATTAACTGTAGCTCCACCCCAAGTCGTTAATTGAATATTCTTCTTATCAGCAATGTTTAATCCATTAGCAGAATTTAGGTAGGTGTCATTTCCAACAAGAGACATACTACCATTACGTACCCAATAGATATTGTTTTTTGAGGTTTGAAAATAGCGATCGTTATCACCGGTTTTAACAACTACTCCGCTCAAAGTACCACCGACAATATTGTCAGCACTAAAATTCTTTACATTAAATTTCGCTGCATCTAATGTTCCAGTCGTAATTTTATCTGCATTAATATCAGTAATATATGCACTAGGGATAAAAGCTTTTGAATTTGGACTCATGACAAAAGAATCAGCATCAAAATAGATCTTGTTAGATTGAATTAGGGTACGTCCAGCCTCTAAGTTGAATCGAGTAATCAAGTTACCTTTTTGTATACGTTCATTAATTGAACTAGCTAATTGAGTTCTGACTGATTCCAGTTCGCCTTTGTTAACCTTTGATTGCATTAAGTCCGAGAGTTGCGTGTACTTTGACGAAGCATCCTTTTGGTAATTTGTTACTGCTGACTGTAAACCGTCAATTGAAGCCGTTAGTGTCTGAATTGCATTTACTGTAGAAGCATTCTGGCGTCTAATACTTGGTTTTGCAATCCATGACGAATTTTCTGTATTGTTTGCTGGCTTATCCATCTGGTACCAAGGTTTAGCAAATGCAGCATTAGCAGGGGCTGTTATAGTTCCAGTGTAGTGTTTCCATTGACCCGACTGGTCAGAATTAATTCCCTGCCAATTCCAATTTACTTTATCTTTATCTGCAAAGACTAAGCCAAATGCAGTATAGAATGCTGGTGAAGGAGCACACCAGTAATCAACATCAAACTTTTCACCCGGCTTAACGGAATACCAAATTCCATCTTCATAACCATCACGAGTATTAGTTTGTAAAACCTTCATTCCGGGCTGCCCTAACTCTGCTGGCGGTGCTGGATTAGTTGCACTCACAACACCAGTAACGGTCCAGTTACCTTTACTCCCATCTTCAAAATCACTTTTTCTGACAAGCTGAACACTATTTTCCATTCCTGTTTTGAATGTAGTATCTAACTGTGTAATCGACTCACTTAACTGACCAGCTTTTTGATTAACTATTGATTGAATAGTGCTTTGAGTGGTGAAACCTTTTCCATTAATAATGTCATTAACTTTAGATTCAGTAACCATATTCTTTAACTGGTCACTAAAGAGGTTAATAGAAGCAGAATGAGAATTGACAGTGCCTTTTAGGTTATTTACCTCCGTTGCATCAGCCTTTAATTTGATCGCTTTGCTATTCTCATCAATGGCAGTTGTGTTTTTTGAATGGAAGTTAGAGCATTATCAAGTTCAGTTGAGCTAGCTTTTTGATTAATCTGATCGACCATTGTCTTTTGTTCTGCTGACAGTTGACTAATTAAATTATTAGCTTGGTCAACGATTGACTTATCAGCCTTTTTTAGCAACTGATCTTTAGTTTGCTGGAGAATGGTCTCTGTTGATATAAACTGATTACTGAGTTTTTTGTTATCTCCTTCAACTGCAGTAACTCTAGTGGTTAAACCATCAACAGACAATTCTGCTTTTGTGGCTGCACTTGAAGCATTTGTCGCTTCAACGGTTGCACTGGTAGCTGTTTGGGTGGCAAGCACAGCATTGCTCTTTGCATCTTGCGCTAATGTAGTTGCTGTATCTGCCGTCTGTTTTGCAACTGTGGCATTATTTTTAGCGTCTTTAGCAATTGATTCAACTTGACCGTTAGCAATCTTCAACTCATTGATTGCATCTGATGAGCTTTTTGATTGGACACTAACTGCTTCATTAGTCTTAATAATCGCAGCACTATTAGCTTGAACATCAACTTTAAGATTAGCAACGTCACTAGTGGCACTCGCAACATCTGCCTTCACAGAGGAAACATTGTTAGCAACGTCTGCGACCTGATTTCTAATTGCAGCTGCTTCACTGCTGGCATTTTCCTTTATAAATTGTGCTTTGCTTGCCGCATCGTCAGCCGCTGCTTTGGCTTCACTAATGGCTGAACTCTGAGCAACAAGCGCGTCACTATTTACCTTAGATGCACTAACAGCCGAATCAGCATATTTGACCGCTGAATCGGCTGTATTTTTCGCTTCAACAATTCCCTTTTGTGCTTCAACAACTTTCTTATTAACTTTGTGCATATCCTCCTTCATATTGGCTTGATCGTTAGTATCATTAACATTAATCCATTCACCGTCAACCATGACCATTGTTTGAACCAATTTGTCATGATTGCTAATTTTATGAGGGACAACAGCATTTTCATGATTTCCAATCACCGCTGAGGAAGCATCAGTTGATGAAGTATCTGTTGAATTATTTTTCGTTTCGTCTGAGAGCTGATTATTTTCTGTCATTCTATGTCTCACCTCCTATCGTTAAATCTTTATCAGCATTATTTGAAGAAGTAGTTTGATCAACAATCGGTTTTACCCAAATTGCACCATTTTTAACTGCTTGATTAGCCGATGGATCGTGTTGCCCATAAAATACTTGTGGGATTCGATCAAACATAGCATTTGCTAATTGTTCAAGTTTAGTTAATGACGTCTGTGAATGTAACAATGTTGCCGGTAAATTCTGATAAATATTATCAGTTCCTTGTGAAGGATTGTATGGGTACCAGGTATAGCCAACTAAAGTAACTTTAGTATTGTAAGCATGTTGAGTATCAGTCTCGCCTAATAAAGTTCGATCATCTACTTCTGGAATTGTTAGATATACTTGTTCACCCGGAATTGGCATTTCATTAGTATTCAAAACAATTTCAATTGAAACAGATGGCTCCAACACTAACTGCGTACGTGCATATTCTCGCATTGCGTTAGCATCCTTAAATCTATCATCTTGCAATATTGATGAAGCGGGGTGTAGTCCCCATTCATCCTTTGAATGCTCATCTGTTAGAGTAAACGGCTGGAAATAATAATGAGTTTGTGTGGAATTTGTATCTGGTGTATATGTTCCGCCATTATAGGTCTCTACTGTTTTTATGCTTTCAGTAGGAACAGATTCTATTTTCTTAGTGCTAATCTTGGCCTGCATTTCATCATTACGTCCATACCAATCTGGTGGGAAACTATCGATAGTAGCTGTCTTACAACTCTGTCCCGGCTCTGGCTCATAAATCAGCGTGTTTTTATCTAAAATCAAGCAAATGTGGTGAGTACTACCATGTGGGCCATAAAAGCCAACATCACCTGGTTTGATTTCTGATCGTGGAATTTCTCGAAAGTTATTCTCCATAGCGACAGTATATGCTGGGATTTCAATTCCAAAATCGTGATAAACCTGCGATACATAACCAGAACAATCCATTCCTGCAAATGGGTTAGCTTTATTGTGACCACCCCATACATATGGAACACCCAAATACTTCTTAGCATCTGCTTGAAAGGCTGCAGTGTTGTCTTGACCACTTTCGACTTGCTCTTCACCATCAGTAATAGTGGTAGAACTATCTGCACGTCCAGCTACAGAATTACCACCTGTTGAATCATCGGTTGAATATGAACCACCAACACAAGTGATCTGATTAACAATAACCGTACTGTCTTCAATCAGCTTCATATTAGTTGAATCGTGATTATATACAATTCGCCGTTGATAATTTCTTAAAAACTGGTCAGAGGAATACACATCCACCCGCTTCCCAGACGGCTTAACAATTGTTCCAGGCCACGTTGAGATAATCTTACTAATCATATCTTTTCCGGAACATCCACCTAGATTTTCGATTTGCTGTTTTGAAAAGTCTCCAAACACATGATATGAAAAACCAAATGGATTAGCTACTTCATCGTTCAAAAAGAAATCAAGCACTTCATTGATAGTATATGTAAGTGTTCCATTACGGATATTTTTTTGGAACACTCGCCCGATCTCGCTGTTAACATATTGCATAGCTGTAACCGTATATAATGAAGTTCCTGTACGATCTTGTTCAATGTTTTTGATGATATATAGATCGTTATTAAACTCGATAGTTGATTCATTAGCAATCAACGCGAATGATGGGCTGCCATCGTTATAAGCAACAAACTGGAGTTGATTAGTTTGGTTGTTCTCATATTGGACTTGGAAAGATGATTTAAGAAAACACGTTAACGGCACCGGTTTAGTAGTGTGGATTCCTTGAATTGTAATTTGAGGATTAAATTTTGGTGCATGGTTAAACTCAGCCGGAACCTGAGCAGTGATTTTATCATTAACAAAAATAGACCCGTGCCGCATTTTAAATGTTGCTCGAGTCTTTTCTGTATCAGCCCAGTTAAACATATCATCAATAGTAGATGAGCGAAATACTAGTCCATTCCCCTCAGTTTGATCTGCAAATAGCCGGACACTATTACCATCAATAAACATATTAGGCCCTTCAATCCAGCCAGCAATACCACTACTATGATTACTATACTTTTGAGGTGTAGGTGCAAAGTTAACGGGAAATTTCTGATAAGGGCCAAGATAATTATTCGAGCTAAATATATAGTTACCGCCAATTGTCAGATAGTAGACTCCATCTATTAAGCAGATGTCTGGGTCAATCCGGTAACTATTATCAATTGCTCCATTATCAAACGTAATAGCTTGTCCCTCGTTTGTAATCTTGTTAGTTTGCGGATCAAAGTCAGCAATGTAATCATTTAAGATCCCGGCTTCTGCATCCCCTGCACAGTAAACAATATGATACTTTCCATCTGTATCTTTAAATATTTCTGGTGCCCACACATTCTTATAGTTCTTGTCATCCTTCAGATAATCCAGCTTTTTAAAACTATAAAAGTCGGTAGTTACATATAAAGCACCCGTGCCGATGATGTAATAACGATCCTCTATCTTAATCATGTACCCATCACGCAGACCATTTAACTGTTCAAGGCGTGATATAGTTTCCCAACTGACTAGATTATCTGAATAAGCCATAATTGGCGTTGCCTGCCAAGGGTCTTTATCGGTGGGGTGTGATTCAAAGCCAAAATATACATAACGATGCTGTTCTAATGCTTCTAAAACAGATATTGTCATCTGACCCACCTCCTAATTAAGATAAACAAAACGAAAATGAAATCTTATATCTACTTTGTTATAGCCATATATCTTAAATTCATTCCATCCGGGAGCTAATCTCATCCAAGCCAAGTTAGTAGAATCAGTACATAATTCACCATTCAGATAGCAATACATATCATCCCAAACTAATTGGTCATTTGGTTGCAAGCTATTAACGTAGACTATCTCATCACCTGTGGTTTGGTTAACCATATCAAACTTCCCGGTCTGCCCTGTGACAATAATTTTAAGACCATACCGTTGTGCTGGATCAATCGTAATATCACTAGCATTCCAAATCTTAAAATGATGTTCATTAACAAAGTGGTATTTTAAATCGATTCCATTAGGTAAATTCATCCCATATTGCCATAAATTTTGATCATAAGTCATTAAATCATCACTATATGGTAATGACCATTTGACACCAGAGGGGTTATCAAATGGAATTGAAAATTGTACTACATGGCTACGATCTTCTGGATTTTTAATCGTAAAATTACCAGCTCGTACAAATTTAACAATACCTGGCTCAGCATCACTGCGAATACGATAGAGTCCTTTTTGCATGAAGAATTGAGCAATTTCATGCTTTTTCATTTTGTAATCATACCAGTCACCATAAGTTAAATAGAATCGAGCATTAATTATATTCTTACTTATTTGTGACGTTGAATATACAGAACCATCTACACCAGTATCAGTAGTGTATGTAGTTGTTAAAATCGGGTCTGAGTCATCATCAAGAAAGTGAAGCCCTGATGTAATAGTTTCTGCGTCTATTTCATCCCCATTAGGTGGCTTGATAAAAAGCTTTGGGTAGTTATATTGATAACCAACAATATTCAAGTCTTTACCCGACACACATAATCACTCCTTTTAAATCCCTGTTAACGATTGTGCTTGAGCTAAGTTAATATCACGTTGCGTTCGTCGATAACGAGCAGTTGGATTATTAGCCGAATCAGTCACACCAATTAAGCGTTCGATTGCATTAATCAATGTTGCATTCTGTGCTAAAACAGTATCAAACTTCTTTTCAACTTTTGACAGATCAACAAGAGTAGTCTTATTGTTGTTAGTCGTTTGCTCACCAGAATAGTAATTAACTACTTGACGCAATAGTTGCCAAGCTCGTGTTGACTTCATAGTGTCTAGTGGAATAGCCATTTCCGGTCCAGCTTCACCAAAGATGGATGGAGTAGTTGCAATCCCACCATTAGCATAGCCATGTGGAGTCCAGCCACGTTTTACACCAATTGGAGGAAAATCAGAACGCCATGTTCTATCCGCTAATACTGCAGCTATTTGATCAACTGCAGAGTGAATATTATTATGTTTTCCACCCATAGCACGAACAGCTGCGTTCCACGTTGAACGTTTAAATTGAAACAGTCCAATCGGCAAACCAGTACCATCATGGTCATCATACCCACCATTTTGTGCTGGATTTACACTAGATTCAGTGAATGCTTGCCAATATAAATGATCGATATCTCCACTAGAAATACTTTGTCCTAAAGATTGAGCTGCTCGTCTTGCAGCTTTTGCGAAAGCTTCTTTAGACATCGTCCCAGCTGGACTATCAGCTGAATGAATATCATCTAACTGTTTTTTTATCCAATTTTTCAAGTGTTCAGCATAGAATCCAGGAAGATTAAGTTTTAAGCCACCGTTAAGCGAATCGGTATTCTTAGGGGTGACATTAGCAACGAAATGAGTGAAGAGCGATTTCCCAAAGCCAACTACGTCCTTTAGAGCATCTTCTGCAATATCTTCAAGTTCCTTAGCTCCATTCCATAGACCACTAAAGAAATCGCCAATTGCACCGTTTGCATGTGGAATTGGCATTTGCATCATCGTAGCCAACTGATGAGAACGTTCTCCATCAAGAACTTCGTCTCCCTTTTGTAAAGGCAACAGCATATTACGCTTGGCTGGTAACATAAAGGTTTCACCAGTCGAAGCACGGTGGACCATCTCTTGATAATGAGGACCGCTCCCATCATTTAGTAAAGCAACTTGGTCGTGCAAGATTCCTCCATCAGGTGTACCAGTTGCATAACTGCCAAAGCTAAAGTTGAATTCACCTAACTTACCATCGCCACCAACGTGGTCAAGAACCCAATTAATACCCTTAGCAATGTCATTAATCAAATCTTTAAAAGGTTTTGCTAAAGTTGTTAGTAAATCAACAAATTGTTGCCAGATATGTTTACCTGAACTTGATACGACTCCTGCAATAGATTCTAATCGATTGTGCCAAGCGTCCTCCATTTTACCTAGGCCACCATCAGTCAAATTATTTAACTTTGAGTGCATATCAGAAAACTTATTAGTAGAATCACTACGAATATTATCAGCTAAACTGCCAATCTTATCTTTCGTGTTTCCCCAAAGATCAGCCATTTTGTCACGCCAATTACCACTTTGAGTTCTAATATCGTTATAACCATTTTTGAAATGATTGCCTGCATTTTGCATAGCTTCATGTGCACGTTTTGCAACGGTTAACTTCATATTATCAAATTGACTATTTATACGAGCAACCCCATTTTTAGTTGATGTTTGTAATCCATTCCAGCCATTACTAAATGAATTTTTAGCAGTAGCCCACATACGATTATGAAGTGCTTGTTCACGCTTAGCCATTTGCTGATGCTGATGAATCTGTTGTTGAACTCCTCGTGCAGCTCTTTGGTTTAATTTCGACCAGCCTCTTACTGCTTCTTTCTTAGTTGAGCTCCACATTCTCGTATGTTGGCGCTGTGCTTCTTTTGCTAATCGTTGATGGTATCTCATTTCTTGCTGAGTTGAGCGCTGTGATTGTTTATTCATGTTTTTCCAACCGCGTTGCCATCTCTTTACTGTTGAAGTAATGCTCTTACCTGCACCTTTAGCAAAGTTACCCAACCAACGTCCAGCCTTACCAGCCATAGACTTAGCAGAATTTACAATACCATTAGTGAATTTTCTAAATTTAGCCGAGTGTTGATAGAGAAACTGAAAGCCTTGTATTACAAGCATAATTGCCCCAGCAGGTCCGCCGATGAGGCTTAATCCGGTTGAAGCAATTTTCGCTGAGGTCCCGATTAATGTAAATGAAGTTCTTGAGAGAGTGGCTGCTGTTTGAGACGTGGTACCAACACGTGCAATGTTAGTCACGGCCTGTGTAGTATTAGCAGTAGCACGAACGCTAATTGCTCTAGGAACACGTTGAGCTTGCCTCTGAACTGCCCCTAAATTTCTATTAGCTTGGGTAGTAGAAGCAGATACCACTGTGCGCTTCGTTTTAGGGATTCGTTCTAAGCGATTACTGTAGGATTGTAAATCATGTGTTGATTGTGCTCCATCAACTTGTATCTTAGTAATTTTCCTATTAGGAATACTTTTAATCTTTTGACTAAATGTCCCGATTACTCCACTTACTGTCTTAATAGTTTCTAATCCCTTGACTCCAGCTTGAAGAGTTTTAACTGCTCTTGAAGCCAGAAGAAAACTCGTAATCAAAGCAGCGCTAGTTTTAGGAAATTTTGCCATTGTATCAAGGACTGGAAGCATAACTTTTGATAAGTCCATAAAAACAGATGCAAAAATTTTAGCTTGTGCTGCTGAACCGGACTTAAAAGCACTAAAGAAATTAGCAATTTGAGTATGATGACTTGAAACAATATCCCCAAATTTTTGTACACCAGCGGTTAAACCACGAATAGCGTTATCCATCAATTTGGTTGCACTAACATTAGTACCTCCGAACGCACTAATAATCTGATTCATGGAGCGGGCCATTTGATTCCCAAGTTTAGTAAACTCAGCGTCTGTAGATTTATCATTAACCCAATTTCGCACAGATTTAAGAAACGGATTACTGATCTTCATAAACGGTTTTGTGATATCACCAACTAGTTGAGGTGTCCTAGACTGGATTGTCCGGAAAACCCCAAAATATGAATTCATCATATTTTCGGCAGCTTCCTTATACTTTCCATTCCCTAACTGCTCAAAAACTTCTTGTAAATCTTTGGCGCTAATCTTACCAGCAGATGCCATTTGACGCATCCCAGCAACAGTTGTATTAAAGTGTTTGGCCATTGCTTCATCAATCATTGGGAAATATGAACCGATTTGGTTTAACTCTCCCTGAGTAATCTTACCTGTTGCCATTCCATGAACCATATCTTGTTCGACGGCTTTAATTTGATCACCATTTAGTCCAACTGCATCAGCCATATTAAGCAATGAACTTGTCATTCCATCAGCTTGCTTTTTACTAGAATTCAAGTGATAGAACCCTTGCTCAAGTTCATTAACAATATCAACATTCTGACCAGTAGCCTTTGACATATTGTTAATAGAGTCAACTAATGGACCAGCCTTTTTAGCAGAACCAGTAAGGGTAGTCCAAGTGGCTACCATCTTATTTTGTTCAATATTATAATCAATACCTGCTTTAGTTAAGTCTCCAACTCTTGCTTGAACAGATCCTAAAGCACCAGTAAACATATTAGCTGCTGCCGTTGCACCAAAAATTCGGCCAAAGGAGGTTGATACTCGATCTGCCTTGCCTTGAATATTATCTAAACGAGCAGATACTCCAGCTAACCACCCATGGGGTGTTTTACTCATTGTCTCGTTTAATTCATTAAGTTTTGAACGAGTTTCTTGAATTTTAGTTCCTAATTCCTCTACCCGAGTTGCTTGTTTCAGATAGGCTTCAGATGTTTCACCAGTTCGTGCTTTAGTACTTGCTAATAATTCTGTTTCACGGGACTGAATTTGGCGTAAACTATCAAGTTTGGCACGTAAACCATTTACTTCAACACCCATTGCTTGATAGCTATTACCTTCCGAGCGCAGGCGTTCAGCAGTGGCCGTAGCTAATGCAGCCTGTGTCCGCATTGAAGCAGTTAAGCGAATTACACCACTGTTTTCAACATCAATCTGTTGAGCAGCTCTTTGTTGTTGAGCTTCTAAGCTAGCTAGCTTTGCTTTAGCGCGGTCAACCTGCTGGCCGTATCTAAGGAATTGTTCAGCAGATTTAACTGTACCAGTGTCTAACCCATTTAATTGTTCTTTAGTCTTTGCAATTTGCTCAGCAAGCTCTTTAGAACGCGTCTCTCCTTTAGCAGTTGAAGTATCAAGTTTATCCATTTCAGAACGATATTGATTAAGTTTAGACCGTAGTTCCATGTATTGATCTGCGGTCTTTTTATCAATATTGTTCATTTCTGACTGCTTACGTTCTAAGGCTTCAATTTTTTCTCGTTGAGCGCTAATAGCATTACCTAAACCTTCATATTTAGCTTTAGCCGCCCCAACGTAGTCACCCGCTGAACGTAAAGCAGCAGTTTGAGCTTTCCATGCCTGAGTATGGCTATTGACCAAAGTCGTTAAATTTTTAACGGCACTACTTGCCTCAACCATATCAAGAGCAACCTTAGTCGCCATCACATTACTAACTTTAGCCACGCTGTACGCCTCCTTTCCTTTTAGCTTGGGCCATACGGATTCCTGAAATTGCCGTCAATGGATCAACTGCCCGTTCTTTCTTCTCCTTAGCAGCCATAATTTGATTGAAGCGGTAATAATCAGCATTATCAAAAGTTTCAATGCTCCAGCCAAATTGCTCAATGGCGTGTTTAGCATTTAGGTCAAAATCTTCTATTTGATTTTGTAACTCCCATTCATGCTTTTTCCAATTTACTTTTTTGGGTTTTCACGAACACGCTTCTTTTCTTCAGCAATTTGCTTATCGGTTTGGCCCATTAGCCGTTGACACACATAATCAACAACATCAACGGTAGCATCCTTACCTTCTTCGTTAACTTCACTGTCTAAACGATCGATTTCCTTGTCTTTCAGATTTAAGACAACTTTCAAAAACTCATCTGCTTCGTCCATTGCCTTAATTTGAAGATCAAAAATTTGTTCAGCAGTTTTTCCTTTAATATTATTCATTGATGCAAAAAACTTCTGCATAACAAGAACACGACGCATATTCTTATGGGAAGTTGGTACATTGAACTTTCGCTTTAGTTGTTTAACATAGATTTGCATAATATCTTTCCTTTCTAATAGCCGCCCATAATAAAAGCCCCACTCAATGAGCAGGGTTTTCCTTATGTATTGTGTGTTTCAAAGGCGACAGTAAATCCTTTAATGACCAATTGATGTGGTAACAGGTGCACTGTAATCAGGGAATAATTCTTTGAACATGGTCTGCTCATCTTTCCAATCGCTATCAGATGTTGAGTAAATCCGATACATGTCATTAATATTAGGATCATCAACAGCCGCGAATGAAAGTGAATCTGTTACTGGTGTCTTTTTGGAATTCGAATCGGAATCTAACTTCTTATCCCCCATTAGGAAGTTACCTGATGGGAAACAGAAGTAAACAAAATCGTTAGTTACTAATGATGGAGCTTTTACAATTAATGAAGCGGTTGGCTTATTATCCATCATTTGCCAACCACCGCCCTGTTTCTCCATTCCAACAAGCTTAGCCAGAACATCCATTGAAAGACTGTTAACTGTCAATGCACATGTTGGATTCAATGGATCTGCATACGAGAACTGAATACTATTATTACCCGAAATTTTTTCTAGCTTAGAACCATCAAGTCCCTTTAGTTCAGCACTGGCTACACCTAGTACTGAGTGACCTAATTCTAATAATCCACTTTGTGATAGTCCGGTATCACTTTTTTGCAAAGTTTTGCCATCCTGGCTCTTAATCCCAACCCAAGCAGTATTAATACCATGTAGTAGCATTACGCATTCCTTCTTTCTTAATTTTCAATTTCAAAAAACACAAAATAAAATGTCGCAGTTAATTGCTGCGTTTCCGGATCAACTGTATGGCCACGATCATCAATCATCGACCAGCCGTTTTGTATGAATAAATGTTTCAACTTAGTTTCAAACTCGTCAGGATCATCCCCATCAAGTTTGTAGTAAATTTGAACTTCAACTTCTTTATTCTGGGCATGAAAATCATCATTACCAGGCAATGCTAGATCAGAACGAACATCAGTAATTAATGCAACAGATCGAGTTGAATTATCAACTTCTTCTGCTGGAAGATTATTCGTATATACTTCGTCCAACACACTATCTTTCATGCTCTTAAGTAAATTTTGAGCACGTAAAACAGCAAGCATTAATCTTCATCCCCTTCTTGATCAAGTAATCGTTGATATGCTTCTGATTGTGCCTTTAACACTGCGTTGGAAACCTTGCTATCTTGGATTAGATTAGTAAGGAAATGATCGGCAGTGTATCCTTTATAGCCATCATTCAAGCGCATCATATTCATTGCGTGATAACGATTCTTCCAACCAACAGTAACAGATCCGTTATGGTCACCATCTACATCAGAATTCATAACATCAATATGATCCGCTGCGTGACCATATTTCTTGTCGTTATGATCTGAGTAGTGTTTTTGACGATTAACTTTTTCTAACTCTTCTTGAAATACTTTTCCACCAGCTAAAGTAATCTTTTCTTGCTCTTTTGGAGTTAATTCAGTGCTAATCATTTTGACCTTCTTTAGCCATCGTTGAAGAAATTCATCCATCTCAATCCCGTCTGCCATTTGCTCCGCCACCTCCTTTAGTATGTTTTTCTAAAGTAATTAAGTCATAAGAAAGATAGTTATCATTATTAGCTGAAATGTTAGTAATACTATAAACGATCCCGTCTTCTAATTTAACTAACATTGGTTCTTTAACTTTGGAATTATGGCGAATAGCGATAATTGTTGAATGCTCTAAAGTTGAACCCGTTGCACCATATCGTTGTGAAATACTCAAATTAATTTTGGCATAGTGGAGAGTAAATTCATTAACAAAACTAGAGACATTAACACCCATCTTATTCTGATGACTTTTAATAGAACCAAACTGAGCTTTATGACGCATACGATAAAGAGGATAACGATAACTACTTCTCGCCATTATCGTCATCCCCTTTTTCAGCAAAAGTATTATATAAGCCACGTAATTGACCAATAATGCTATTTACAGTTAAATCAACCGTATATGTTTGTACGTCAGACAAAGCTAATCTATTTTGGTAGTAAGTTCCCGCTAAAGACATTACCGCAATATCAACTAACGACACAACTCGCGAATCGTCATAAAAACCGTTGCTATCTTCGCCAATAGCGTTATGAATAAAAGACCTCGCCGCTTTAACATACGAATCAAGTAGTTGGTCGTCACTATCGTCATCAAGATAGAGCATTTCACGTACTCTTGGTACCAGCTTATCAAGGCTGGGTGTTTCATCACTCATGATGATCACTCGCTTTCAATTAAGCAGTCCTTCCAGAACTTTCTGGAGTGGTTGCTTGTTGGTTAGCAACCGCCTTAAATGAAGCAGTAGCCCAAGCGCCGTCATCGATGACTTGAACGTCAAACCGATCAATAACTCGAACCTTGTAAAGATCATGTTCAAACGCGCCAGCACCAATGTTAGTTGAGAGCAAGGACATGTGTTCACGATCATAAAGTGTAATCCCTTGCTTCAAGTCACCATAATACAGTGGGTGAACACCTGAAGAAATATCAGGTAGCCACTTATCGGCTACAACAGTAATTGTCTTACCATCTAAGCGGTAAACATCTGGTTGAGTTACGTCACGCTGAAGCATGTAACGACCTTCCGCGTCCTTAACCTTAGAAAGTACATTGTAACCAGATTGGTTAGTAACAAAACTAGCGCTTGACATTAATGCAGGATCAAGCGTGTTGTTTTCAAGGTCCTTAATGTCATCAAAGTTAGCAATAGTTGGCTTCTTAGCTGGCTTACCCATTGCTTCAATAATCTTGCTGTTACGAGTAACCGTAACTTTCTTAGCAACCCATTGTGATAACCACGACAAGATATTTTCAACTGAATCCTTCAAGAGACTGTTAGTAACAGTTTGAATTGCTGCATAACGGTGAATTGCATACTTGATAAGAGTTAATTCGGGGTCATCCATATCTGGAATAGCAGCGGACTCATCGTCTAAATCAGTCATTGGTCTAATAGCGCTAATCTTTTCATAAACCCGTGAACCAGAATTGGTAGAAACAGATTCCACATTAACCAAGTTTTGCAAAGTAGCAAATTGCCGTACAAGTTGATTAATCGTGTATTGAATATCATTTGGAATGGTTAAGCCACCATTTCCGGTTCCTGCTGTTCCAGAAGTTACCATGTTCTTGAAGTCCTTAACGAATTGATTCTTAATATCAAGTTCCTTCTTGTTAAGCGGTTTTTTATCTTCCGGCTTCATTGCCTTAACTTCTTGCGCTCGCGTTTCATCAAGTTGATCCTTCAAAGCATCGCGTTGGGCTTTAGCATTATCACGTTGTTCCTTTAATTTAGCAAATTCATCCTTGGAAAAATTGTCGTCAAGAACAGCAGTATTTAATTTGTTGTTTAAATCTGATACTTCTTGACCCTTGGCAATCCAAGCGTCATTAAGTTGATTAATATTCATGATTGTTATCATCCTTTCCAAACAAAATAGCCAACTTCTGATCTCTTAGACTAGGAGTTGGCTTTTCTTTGTTATTCATCGGTGTTTCCGTCTTATTTTCAAGCTTGGCATCTCGTGCTTTAGCCAGAACAGTTTTGATTTTTGTAATAGCAGTAGAATTAAGAATGGGTTGGTTGCTAACAGCATTAACCACTTGGGGAGCCTTAGAACCAGCCGAGATATTATCAGCAAAGCCCTTATTAACTGCATCCTGAGCGGTCATCCAAGTTTCATTGGCCATCAGCTGCAAGATATCGTCTCGATCCATACCAGTCTTTTCTTCATAAGCATTTACGATTGATTGATCTGTAACATCCAACATCTTAGAATCATGCGAAAGATCATCCGCATTTCCTACAGAAACTGTTGAAGCTTTGTGGATCATCATTTGACTGGTAGGACTCATATTGATCTCATCCCCTGCCATCGCAATAACAGAAGCAGCAGAAGCAGCTAATCCTTGGATATTAACTACAACCTTACCAGAATATGCTTTAAGCATAGCGTAGATTTCCGAAGCAGCAAAGACGCTGCCACCACCGCTAGCAATATCGACTTCAACATCTCCATTACTATTGTTAAGCACATCTTCTACTTGATTAGGGCTAACACAATCATATCCCAGCCAATTATAAATATCAGCGTCATCATTGCTGACAATAACGCCCTTAACGTTAATCTTGGTCATCATTATCACCCCCTTCCGTTGATTGCTTACCACCATCAGAAGAAACCATTTGAACGGGTTGAACCTGCACTTTAGGCTGTTCCTTTTCCGGCATTTCATTTGGTAAGTAGCCAACCTGTTGCAATAGCCAGCTGGCTTGGTTAGCGCCAAGCGTCCCATTCTTCTGTAAGTTAGCAATTGTTGAAGCGTATTCATCGCCTAACGGATCAATTGCAGACCGCAAATCCAAAGTGATATTAGCATTAAGCTTATTATTAAGTTCTCCCGTAATTGCTTTAGCATATCGAGAAAGCGACTTAACATAAGCATTCCCCATCATCTGAATTGATGATTGCTGGTCACCTTGACCATTGATAATGCTGTCAGACACACCATAGACTTTCGCAATCTGAGCACTCGTCCAGGTAACTTGGTTAAGCAATTGAGCCACATTTGATTTAACTTCTAATGGCGTATAATCTTCCAAGTCATCAAGAACAATAGGCCCGTTTTTTGAATCCGATGTTTGTTTCATAAATTTACGGCTACGAGAAGCCTTTTCAGCTTCACTCAGTAGTCCACCATGTTGAACCCTAAGAATCCCCGGTGCGTTAATAGAACGCATTAGAGCGCCTAATGTGAGCTTGTTTGACTGGTCTTTAATTTGAAGTTCATTTGCTAATGCAGATAATGGACTAATCCCCGTTTTACCACCGTTTTGTGATAGCAAACGAATGTGGATCAGATCTGATTGAGGGACAGCTTCCATCACACCAACTTCTGGCTCATCAAAATTGATGTTGTAAATCAGCCCGGATCCGTCCTCTAGTAAAAAAGGAGTAACTTGCGAAGGTCGCAGGTACTCCCATGTCATATCTGTTCCATTTTGATTTCGCCAACGATAGGCAAAGCATTCACCACCAAGCAATAACTGAGCATACATTGATTGCCAAAAAGCATGCGCATTGCTAGTTTGAGTTGGATTATTTAATATTCCTTGTGCTCGTGGCATATTAGCTTGCAATTGCCCATTTGCTAAATCGGAACTTAGTTGAAAAACAATTGAATAAATATCTGAATTTTTCAATGCGGTTCTGGCATCAACATATTTATCCGAACTGTCCGGATTAAGGGAATGCAAAATATCAGTATCATCAGCAATCGCCAGTCCAGAACTAACTTTTTGATTAAATAAAGGCAAGATCATTCACCTCCTTTCAATGAAGGTTAGCTATCTTCTCCGATAGATAACCAAGTATTATTAAGCTAATAGCAACACTAAATATTCCGGCAATGAAGCTTAATAAGAAGCATCCCCAAATAGCAAAACACATCGCACTGAGAAAACAAATAACATCAAAATATTTCCATATGACCGTAAGTAAATTCTTAATCATCGAGTAAACCACTATCCTTATTTTCAAACCATGCTTTAACCTGTTCGGCTGTCATGAGTTCAGCCTGCTTAGACTTGTCGTTAGCAATCCCGAAATCCTCAAAGTGATACATGCCTTGATAAAGTGCGTCAATAATTGCATCGACAACATCAATTTTTAAGGTTGCCTTGGCCTTATCTACTTGAATACCAATCTTGTCTTCGTAGATTTCAGCATTGATTAACGCCTTTTCCATGATTTTATCGTCTAACCGGCTACAGTTGCCTTCAACAAAAATCTTTTGCAAGAACTTCGTTGGGTCTTTTAGTTCGCTAGTCCGTTGTCGAATTGCTTCAAGCGGAAAACCGGTATTAATGTCCATTTGCTTAATCGCGTTAGTAGCACCCCAGGCATCATAACCGAAGAAAATCACGTGTAAGTTGTTCTCTTCAACATAGGTCAATAACCAGTTATAAACTTGATCATCATTAATCAGCCCTTGTGGGTGACTGGTGATTGTACAATAGCCTTTTCTAGCTAATTCACGATATTCAATCCCATCTTGCTTTTCCTTGGCTTGAATTGAGCCGGCCTTTTCCCACGGGATAAAGCTATGTTGTTCAATGTGCCACTTTTGCCGTCCGTCCCCGTCTTGATAAGGATAAACAAAGGCAATTGCCGTATTATCAGAGAACATCGAGTAGTCAAAACCGATGTAAACGTCACGACCTCGAATATCAAAACTCGGAATAATCGCTCTTTCGATGTCAGATAGTTTTAGATAGCTGTTAGTAGCTTCTTGCAACCAGAGATTGAGGTTTTTATTTTGGAAGTCGTCCACTGTTCCGGCAAGCATATCAGCGTCACGTTTATCACGTAAGCCATCTAATAGAACATCATGTTGACTAGGCAAGCCCAACAAAGGGTTAGACTTAATCCATGTATCTTCTCTAAAAGTTTCGTCTAAACTATCCTGAGCCCAAATAAGGCCAAGAGTTCGATCGGCTTCTCGATTGAAGTCTTGTTCCATGACCTGCTGAATCATTTTCTGCTCATCATGAAACGGAACCGAGGGATCTGGATAAGAGGTTGAGATTTCAATATATTGATGGTTAGGAACCTTAACTTGTCCTGAAACAATCTTTTTAGTTCCTTCCCGGGTCTTAATATTCCCCACCTCATCAAAAACCGCTGTCGTAAAGTGATAAGAGTCATACTTACCAGCATTAAACGATAGCGGTCTAAGATTGTTATTGAATTTTCGCATTGAGATTCCAGTATGTTCATGAATTACTAAATCATCTTCTTCAGCAAGTTTCTTGAAAACTGGTTGCTGGTCGATAATACTTTTAAGCATATTGGCAATATACCCGTAGAGCTTACCAGTTTGATCATAATTTTCAGCTGTAACAAGAAAATCCTGATTAGACAGTCCCATTGATTCAATTAAGAAGGAATATGTCATATAAATTGCCATTAGGTAGGATTTACCCTGACCACGCGCAACTGATAAAACTACCCGTGTAAACCGTTTTGTTCCTAAGCCATCACGCCAACCAAATAGCATAGCAAAGATAAACTTTTGCCAATCCATCAATCTTGTTGGTTTACCTGTATCAACATTAGGGGCAATTGCAGCGAACTTTAAGATCTTATCTACCTCATTAACATCATAGTAGAACTCGAATTCTTCATTCTCTACTCGTTGTAAATCCCGAACATGACGAAAACAAGCTAGCTTCATTAAGTAACCAGTCATTACTTTTTCATCTAGAACATTAAAAGCATACTCAGTAGCCGGATCAGCATATTTTTTACGAATATCATTAAAATCAATATTGTGATATGCACCAAGCACATCATGGCTCTGCGTTAAATCAATCATACAAGTCCTGCCTCCTTAAGCTGTTCTGCCATCGATTTTTCTTTTTTGTGACTAGCGATTTGCATTAATTCTTGTCGGCTCTTTGGTGATAAGCCGAGTTGAATACCAATTGAATTAAGCTGATTAATCGCATCTTTCATTGTTGCTACTGCTGGATTCTTGCGAAAGCCAACAAAATCTTTACCAATGATTTTGCCGGTTGAATCTTGTAATGAATGAAATAGCTTCACTTGAATTCCATTTTCGTTGATGTCTTCATATGCATTTCGATAGATTTCATAGTTAGCACAATATTGTTCAACCAATCCAACATCAATTCGCTGAACCCGTCCGGTACTTTCTAAAAAGGGCACGATTTTACGCCAACACGAGCTAGCCAGAGTGCCCAAATAATGCGGTGGTTTAGGCGGCAAATGCCCGTTATTCTGCTGATAATAGACCTTTTTCACCACAATTTGAGCCTCCTTTCGTTCCTTTTAGCCCCCCTGGGGTAAAAAATTAAAAATTGTTGCTTGCATGCAAGATGTCGACATTGTGTGCCGCTCTCTTCTAAAACCTATGGGGGCGGGGGATGTTTTTATTTCTGGTGCATTAAAATTACTATCCGGTGGATGTCGTGGATTTCAGTGACATCCTTTTTAGCCATATTTTGACTAGTTCCATAATAATATTGTTCCCATTGTGTTTTGAGTCTGTGACACTCTCGACAGATAGTCGCCAGGTTCTCTTGATTAGCTTTAAGAGTACTATCAAAGGCAATTGGTACTATATGATCTACTGTCTTACTGTTAGGTGTTAACTTCCCATAAGCTTTACAGTATTGGCAAAGGTAGTGATCACGATTAAGTGTTGCTTGTCTTAAGTCAACCCACTGTTTACTCCGATAGAACTTATACTGCTCACTTCTATTATCATTACGATTACGAGTAACTGTATTATAGCGATGGTTATAGTGTCGCTCTTTATGTTGGTACTGTTCTCTATGCTTACGTGCCCACCGTTGTCTGTTAGCTAAGTACTCTGCTTCATGTTCAAAGTGCTGAGTACAATAGTGATTAGGGAACTGTACCATTGCATGGCAACCAGGCTGTCTACATCTTCTGAATCTAGGCATACTTAATTACTTTGGCAATAACATATAATGTTTCATAAGGTTCATATTTAATCTCTCCAGTAAAAGTCTCATGGCTAGTGTCATTGCTTTGCCCATGCTGAAAGCCTACAACTTCAACCTTGTCATACTTCTTTGCTAACTGGTTCAACCAATCTTCTAAACCAAACTCCATGGGTTCTTTATGCTGTCTTAAAGACCAATCATCTTCATATACCTTAAAACGTGTAATAACTTTACTCATAATAGATTCCTCCTATAATTTTGACAAAATAAAAGACGGTAGCCATTTAGCTATCGCCTTAATCTAACCTCTCATCAATCATTTTGCGTAGTTCTTTCAAATCGTCGTCAGTAGCCAAATCACGGATAAACTTACGAGCATATGAACGGTAACGATATATCCGTTGTTTGTCCTTATTCTTGTCGTTCCACTTCTTATTAGCCTTTAATTGAGCTTCACTAACCATAATGTCGACCTTCTTACGTTAATATGGTATACTGAATATGCAAAAGGACAAGAGCTCCTAACCTCTCGTCCCCTTGCGATCCGGAAAGTATTTAATGCCTGCTAGTCGCTACTTGCGATTAGCTTTTTTTATTATCGCATATGCAATTGCAAAGTTAATACTTGCAACTGATATTGCTACGAGAGCATTAACGATAATGGCATCCTCATATTTCCAGATATACTCTTTCATCCATTGAACTCGCCTCCATCCGGATAGAAAGGCTGTCGCCGGATCGCTGTAATCTTTCAGGCGTCCCTTACTTGACTACATTTATATTATACATTATTAACGTGTAAATAACAATAGAAAATCAAATCTTTTTGAGTATAAATTTAGCCGGCAAGCGTTGACTTGTCGGCTTTTTCTTTGCTAATCGTTTCCTAGTGCGTTCAGCATGACATAGCATTAAATATTCCTGCTTACTGGCAACTAAACCAAATCTTTTAGTTTGATACATGACGAATGTCTTCACGTTCCTTTGCACGACTTTTAGCATATTTCAAACGGATTGAAAGCACGCCTCGATATTGTTTCATGTGCCTAAGTTGTTTCTTCAACAAGTAAATAGTGAAGTCGTCAACCTGCAACATGTATCGCTTAGCAATGAATTCCTTCGCCTTTTCAATATTGATTGAAAGCATTTGTAATTCATCTTCCAGACTGTTAATTAATTCTTTATCATTTTTCATTTATGACCCTCCAACTGTCTAACAGCTATATTCAGCTATCTAATCAGCGCAAAATACTGTTAAGTTGCACCGATAAATAATTCTTTGTACTAAAAAAGCGCTCAGTTTTCCATACTGAACGCAATTAAAATGGAATATCAAGGCAATAGAAAAGAGCAAGTAATCCTTTCCTAAATTTAAGTAGGCCTGCCTTGAACGCTGATGGACGGAATCGAACCGTGCCATTAGGGTGTTCAGCCCTACCTTTATCAGCATAAATATCACGGCTTGGACAAAAAAGTACTATGCTAACACGAGAGGAGCGTTCATCTCCTATCATTAAATTTGCCGTGATAAAGCTGAGAGGTGGATTCAAACCACGCTTTTGCCACACGAGGCCTTGTGTGCCCATCTTGGATCTCAGCAAGCAGTGCGACTCGTAAGCACTGCAATTGCGAATATCGGGTACTGCCCCCCACGAGTAATTAGCTCGGTATCTAGTCTACATATTCGCATAATCAGGACCACACAATCACCGCACCCGGTCGTAGTTTTCCGCCTACTCCTGTAACGGTATTGCTGTCCCTTCATACGGTAATCCTTTAGCCGCTGAGTTAGATTACGGACTCTTTTGCTGATACAGCACGGCTGCTATGAGACTATCAGAGTAGCATATTGTAAATTACATAAGTACTAATGTGTTTATTAGATTGAAATGATAGTCTCCAACGTGGATTATGGTCATCTGCCACCATCGCGTCGGCTTGGTTACCGGATTCCACACTTTCCTACACTTAACAAGAGATCCCTATTGTGAGTATAGTAATGAGTCTTGAAAATACGTAGAGCAGTTAAAGGCTTGCTCGGGCACGTTATTTGAAAAGTAACGTCGTTTTCGTAATCATTCGACAATACCATAATAAGGCTGTTTTTCTTGAAAATCACGCCAAAGTACCGCCATTTTACCGCCAAAACACCGCCACTTTACTTTTCGACGAGAACATTAGCTGGAATTATCCTTGCCGCTTCCCACAATGCTTTTTCTTGCATTCGATTGAATGTCCTTTCAGCGATGTTTAAGTCCATCCTTACTTGTGTTACTGAACGATGGTGATGAACAAAGCGATTATCAAGTATAAGTGCATATAGCTCGTGTTCGTCCCCCTTAGAAGCAATATACTTAATCACAAGCTCACGACGCTTCCATTCATTCTGCGCATTCGTCCAATCAATAATTCTTCTATCGGGGTCATACGTTCTTGCCTTAGGTTGGCCGTCAAAACTAGGTGAGCCTAACGTGATTTTCTTCTTCTGCGCTTCGTCTTTCCAATACCAGTATTCTTCTAGCCACGCTTGGGCGTTCTCACACGACTTCTTACGATCATACTTTTCAAATACTTTGTTCACTGCCCTACTCCCCTTATGATATAATAGTTTTTGGCATTTTGTCTTATTTCATAAGAGGGCGTTCTCCATAGCGAGGACGCTTTT